TGTTAAAGTTAAGAACCTGAGACATTACCTTAGTACACCGGACTGAGGCCTTTGGTTTCCACTTAAAACCTGAGATCCTTGATATTTTCTCAAGAGCTGGAACGTCATACCCATTAGAGTTGTGAGCAACAATTGTATCAGCACTATCAAGAAAGGCCAGAAACTCTTTAAATTGGTGAGGCCGAAACCAGTACTCCTTTCCTGTGGTCACATCAATAGCCCCAGCACAGTGGTAAGTTGTAACGTGTCTTAGAAGGTTGTTGTTTTCTGTGTCAAATACAAGTATCAATACAGCACACTACTAGTAGAACCGTCCATAAACCGTACGCCTTCCTCTTTTACTTCGACAATAACATTTTGGCCACTCGCTAACCTTTTAATCTGTTCAGCTGTTAGATCTTCTTTTGCTGAATACTCGCCACGAGGCTCTACCTTAGTAATACCTCGCTCAAACTCAATCTCTTCAACCAGTCGGTTACCATACCAAGCAATCTTCTTAGCATCTTGCAGGGCGTCGTCTTTGCCACCCAAGCGGAAAGAATATTTGAATACCTGACCAAGAACGTGAGCAATAACACCTTTGTGCTTTGACAAGGCGTATCTCATAATATCCATGTATTCCATCCCTGTCTTGAGGAACAGTAGCATGGTAGCTGCAGAGAGTATCTTATAGTGTTTTGGGTTGATAACAGCGTCTTGTTCCTCTGGTGTCATAGAACCAAAATCACCGTGAAATTTATCTTCTTTACTCATTCGTTGTTCCCTTATTTTCTGTAAGTTTGAAAGTAACCGATTCAGAGTAGTATCCATTTGAAGAACCATGCCAGCGCACATCTACAGAGCCGTCAATACCCCTGAAGGTGTAGAATGTCCAAGTATTGCTTTCATCCCTACCTGAACAGCCTTCTTCTGGTTCATCGTTCCACCTTTCTTCAGCAACTAGAATTGGATTTCCAATCAGGTCATCCCAATCACCATTTACATCATCGACACATACATCCTCACAACAGTCTTGGTCATGGTAAAACCTACCTTCACTGTTGTCTGAGAAAGTCATGACAATTTCATCTTCTGATTGGGAAATGTGTGTTGGTGTCTTACCAACGATTGTGTGTAAATTACTCATTTGTTTTCCTTATTTTCTGTAAGTGGAACCCGATTAGCGATTAGGTCTTCATAAACTTTATCAAGCTCTGATCTTAAAATCCCAGGACTGATTACATCATACTCACTATGGATCCAGATAACATCTTTGACAGTAGATTCTCTTCCCGCTTGAAACGCTTCTTCTAACTTTGCTTTTGCGTCAGTTCTTTCTTTCGTGACTTTCGCAAGTTGTTTACAAAGCGCACTTATGTTTGAATTAGGTGCAGAAAGTTCCTTTTCAAGCTCTACTACTTTTGCCTTCAAATCTCTAATTTCTTTTAAAGCACTTGAAGGTGTGTTTAATGCAGAGTGTACTGATTGTGCTGCTTCCCACCGTTTGATTTCAGCCAAACACCTACTACATTTTCTGCAAGCATTTCCTAAAGCAAAAGAGCCTCTACAGGCAATCCCGCTCATGTATACATCACCCATCTAGCAATCCCTCCCACAAAAGCAGCAAGGGTCTTCTCCGGGTTCATCATTACACCAGCAGCAAGGTTCATCATCTGCTTGCCAATACTCCTCTGACTCCTGTGCCTTCCTACTCTGAACCGCAGCTTTGAGGGTTAACTTGTTATCAAAGCCAATACTCTGTGCTGCTTGGTTTCCAACTTCCCAAAGGCTTACATCGCTATTAGCCTCAAAGATAACTGCACGTTCTTCGTAGAGGTCGTCAAGCTGTTGCCCAGTCATGGGAAATCTATTTGCTTTTGTCTTTGACATTCTTTCCTCCTGCCTTCATATTCCAATTGTAACCATCTTGTTTATTAGGGTTATCTTCAGGTCTAAGCGTCTTTTCAAGATCATAAGCTTCCTGCTCAATCATACCCCACTGCAGACACTTAACTATAACACTGCCGTTGTACTGCCAAAGGTAGTCGTAAACGCTCCTGTGTGGGGCCTTCCCAAGGGAAGCAAGGTAAGCTTCTATCATATAACGGTAGAAAACCCCGTACATTGTTAAAGGAGTAACACCAATATACCCTTGCTTGATACCTGAGTGGCAGTCTAAGGTTATCTGGTAAACAGAGTAGGTGCCACCCTGAAGGCCTTTCCTTGTAGCAAGTTGTTTGTAGGCCGTTGTCATACAGCTTACTTTAGGCTTTACACCTCTCACAAAGGAGGTAGGAAACTTTTCAGAGTTTCTGACAATTAACATCAGTAATACTCCAACACAGCATCAATTGCATCCTCAAGTGTGTAGTGCTTCTCTGAATACATTGCCTCATAGAACGGGTGAGGTGGGTCTTCAGGGTCACACCAGAGAATAATGATTTTGTTCTTAGTGTGAGCAAACATAGTTTCCATAGCTGTACCAGTGCCTTTGCCAGAAGAACGGCGAGCGTCAACCAGCATAACCTTGGAATTGGCGATATCTTCAAGATCTTGCTTAAAGATACGTTTACAGATATTCATACCCTTAACAACTTCCTGAAGGTAATCTACACCTTTTAGTTGATCGTGAAAAGACACTCGACGTGTTGGGTCAAGGTAGTCAATTCCAGCAGCATCAAGTCGTTCTGATGCAGCGGTTCGCCAGCTTGTCATGTGATCAACGGAAACATCTTCCATTGGGCCAGCCAAATACGTGTGGTTTTTATGCTTATTCTTCATTGTAGCTATCCTTAACTTTACGATTAAAAATCTCGGCTTCTAAATCAGTTAGCGCACCTCGGCAAGCAGAAAGGCGTCTAGCTAAGTTGCTTCTTTCCTTTAGCAGCTGCTCATCACTAACCCCGATAAATTTACTTTTCATCATACTCCTCCATGGTTTTATCAAAAGAAACTCTTGCCACATCACAGGCGTCTAGAAAGGCCCGTGCATCTACCCAAGATAAGTCGTTAGCTACACTTATTCGAATATCACCTTCCCTGTCTGGCCCTTCTATAAGAACTTGGTCGTCTTCAAAGATTGTTTTCATTCTTGCTAATCCTTAATCATTTTTGCAACCAAGTTCCAAACAGACTGCTTGCGTTTATGTCCTTTAATCTCACTTACCATTACACTAGGAACAATACCAAGAGACAGGTTGCCGAACTCTGTTGTAGTAAACTTATAGTCAGATGTGTCAGCTAGATTAGAAACGTTGTGGGCAACAGACTCAGCAATTAGTATGCGGTTGTCTTTGCTGCCAACGTAAACTTCAACAAATAAACTCATTACAACCCCATTCCCAAAAGGACAGATACTACAGTAAGGAACGCAAAGGAAGCCGTAAATGCCGAACCAATTAAGGCTCCAATACCGTCTCTGTTAACTATATCTGTTATTGTAAAAGATAGACACAGCAAAGTAAGTACACTGAGAATGCCTGTCCCGGTTAGCCAAAGTGCTGTTAGAATAATCGTCATCATACTGTCATTTCCTTCTTTTTAAAGCTTTCCGTTACTTCTTGATTGATAATTGCAAGGTGAAACTTAGAAATTTCCTCTGCACTGCTAAAGTGGTTTGGGTAGCCTTTGTAGATAGTCTCACACCAGTTATCCCACCAGTACTCACTGCCCTCCACATTCACAGTTTCATGGTATTCTTCAGCACTATCCCGCTTAGAAAACTTCTTAGAATTGTATCCAAGCTTTTTTAGGTTGTGCACATCCAAACAAGCTGTGTCACGCCCTAGGAGTTGCAAGAAGAAAGACGCCTTGGTAATACCGATGCCACGGATATCAGATAGCTCCTGTGATAGCGATACGGTGCTCTTTGCGGAGTTCTGGACGTCTGACATGAACTTGTCTTTGTCCATCATATTGTAGTCTTCGTAGGCGGTAATCTTGTTACCCCAACAATGACGAGATAGCAGACCTTCCTCAATGAGTGAGTTAGTCACATCTGGCAGGGTAAGGAACTTCACGCGGATTGACCCGATAACAAAGTAGAACAGACTGTCAAGGCCTTTTGGACCAGTGTTAAATACAAAGTCTCGAATAGAAGGCACATCATCTTTATACATTTTTGTTTCCATAATAATGTTTGTTTAGTACTTCAGCAATTTCTTCGGCAACCATATCGGGGAATACAAAAGCAGCCCGATTTAAAGTTAGTATCCTTGTTGGATAATCTCTGTGAAGCTGCTGCTCATAAATATGTAGGCCATTTGAAGTAATCATCATAATTTATTCTCTTTTAATTTGTTTCTAAAACATCAAACATTTCATTAAAGGTAATGTTATCACTGTTATAATCTTCATTATCACAGATAAACCAGAACACCCTATTATTGTCATGAAACAGGATAGGTATGTAGTTAGCAGAATCATCGTAGATCCTCTGCTTAATCTCCTGAACAATAAGGATGTCAAGAGGTTTTAGAGGCTCTGGAAGTAGATATTCTAAACAACCTCTTTCATCACCTTGTATAAACTCTTTCCAATTATCTCCAAAAACTTTGAAAAGCCTTTCCTGAGACTTTACCTGTAGCCTGTCTCCAACCTTCAACAAAGATGGTTTTAAGCAGCCTTCTTCAAATTCCCAAATACTCATATTATTATTCCTAAAAAGGTTAAAAAGGAGAACCCACTACAGGTTCTCCAATTGTTATTTTAGCTTAGAATGGGATTTCATCGTCCATTTCATCTTCAACAGTCTTTTTAGGCTTAGGTTTAGCCTTGCCTTTCGGTGCTGTATCAGCGGCAGGAGTGGTTTCTCCATTCGCCTCAGGCACCGTTTCCATTTTTTCTTCAGTAAACTCATCACCATCACTAGGCGTGTACTCAAGCAACTTTGTAAGCTGGATACCAGTAAGCATAGAAGCAACACCTTCTGTGCCTTGGAATACGTAGTCATATTGAAAAATACTTACATTACCAATAGACATATTACCAACAGTATTTGGATTCAATGGGAAACCATTGCCAACAACCTTGACGGGTTTCATATCACCGCCGTCTTTCTTAGTAATCTTACGACGCAAGCTAACAGAGAAATAAGGTTTTCCCTCATCATTTACAACTTGCTCTCGCGTCTTTTCACCCATTTCATCAAGAATAGGTTCTCCATCTTCATCACGTATAAGCTTCTTTAGTGGTTTGAAGTTCACAT